CCCTCTACTAATGCTTGGCGATTGTATTTTGTCCATTAGACTCTTACTACCCTCGTTACGACCTTGAGAACGAAGAATTTCTTTGATTTGGTCCTTATATAGCAGAAACATAGCCACGTCTGCAACATTGGCATGACTTGCCCAAATTTCTTTTGCCATATCTTTAGTAGCAAATCTATAAACCTCTTCTTTCTGTTTTTTTGTAACTTTACCTCCCATGAATCTTTCCATATCTTTTAAGTGAGTTTGCAATCCTTTTCTTGCTTCACCTATTTTAGCTTCCTGCGCAGCTTTTGTTTCTGTCATATTTTTTGACAGTTGTAGTTTTTGTGACTCAATTGCTTTTTTAATAGTTCTTTTTATCTCTCTACCTTTTATAGTAATTAAACCATTTCTAAGCATTTTATCTACCGTATCGTCTATTTCTGATTGTGATAACCCGTCAGCTTTTAGTTCTTCTATAACTAATTCTTTATTTGAATACGACAAATAATTTTCTAACGTATCTATTTCTGGACTAGTAACCTCTTCTGGTTTTGAATCTTCTTTTTTACCAAAAGCTTTTAAGGTTTGTCTTATCTCTTCTTTTGAAGCTCCTTCTATTCCTAGTTCCTTAGCTATCTTATCCCAATCTAAATTTTCTTCAGGCTGTGATTCATTTGTAGATTCCCACTCGTATTCTTCTTGTGGTTCTTCTTCTTTTAACTCTTCTTCTTTCTTTTCCCATTTCCATCCATCTTCATCTGTTACAGGTTCACCTTCATCATCTACTTCTGTTTCTAATTTTTCTTCTGTAGATGTTCCAGCTACTTCACTGTCACCAGCAAATGCTAATGGATTAAAATCGTTTGAATTGTTTTCTTCTTTAGCAGTAGATTCTGATATTGCCTCGTCTACTAAGCTTGATTTTTCTTCTGACATATTATTTATTTTTATTGTTCCCTATTTTGCAAATATACGAATTATTTTGTTATCTTTTCTTTTGCTCTAACTTTATCCTCCATTGACGAAGCTTCTTCTCTAGAAAAAGAGCTTTTATCTTTTGGTGAACCTCCCTCTTTATTTAACTCATAGTCTGCTAATTTTTTTGCAAACTCAGCTTCTTCGGAGGCGTCGTGTATGTCTCTTTTGTCTTCTGACTGTATTTTAGCAACTTGTAGTCTTGATTCCGCTTGTATTTCTGCAACTTGTATTTTAGCTTCATTATCCATTTGTTTAAGTTGAGCTTCTTCTTCAAATTTAGCTTTTTCAGCTTCTTGTTGCATTTGCATTTGTTGCATAGCTTGTTGTTGTTGTTCGGCTGCTTGTTGTTTCATTTGTTCCATACCTTGTTCAAGTACTTTTTCTGCTTCTGTCATGGTATCAGCTTTTAATACTTTAAGTATATTTAATAAATCTATATTTCCTGATTGTAAAGCAGATTGAGCTAGTCCTTGTACCACTTGCTTCATAGCGTCATCTTTACCACTATCTCCAACATATACACCAAAATCTTGCAAAGCAACATCAGGCATTACATTTAGAAACTTATAAGCTCCGTCTCCTAATATCATAGCTGCTTTTTTACCTCCAGCCCAAGCTATCTTCATTATATTACAAAGTCTTTCTAATACTCTTTGTTTTACTTCGTTATGTGAATAAAACCAAGATTCTGTAATTGTTGAAGATTGAACTACACTTCTTTGTACATTTCCTACATATTCATATTGGTCTACCGCTCCTTCTCTTTGTCTTGTTACTCCAGATATTTGACCAGCCATATCTTCTAACATAATCTTAAGATTAATTAACTGTTGTACAGATTGTGATAATGTAAAGTCAACTTGTTGAAATTGATTAAAACTACTCATTTGCCCTCCTTCATCTTTTGAGTTAATTGGTATAATACCATCAGTTTTTAAATGATACAATACAGTCTGCATATCCATTCCTACATTTGTTGGTATTTGTGACGTATCATATACTACAGCTTTACCTCCAGAACGAGCCATAGCTAGTTCAATTTGATATATTACAATATTATACAACATTTGTGTATTGTGTAATAAGTCAACCATAGATGTAACTTTTCCTGTTGTATTACCATATATACACCCAACATAAGACAATGGAGTTTTTCCAGGATTATCTACAGACCTAACTTGATTGTCTCTTCTTTTACATTTTAATAATATTTTACCACCAATTTTAGTAGCTTCCCAAATATCATCCACCCATTTTATTTCTATTTCTTCTCCTTTTCTCTTTTTATATGTATCTTTTACCATTTTTCTAAACGGTCTGTCTGGGTCATATTTGTTTGGCGATACTTTAAATTTTATAGCTCTTAAAGATTTCCATTCTGCAGACACTATACGTATACGATTTTCTTTACCTCTTGAACTATCTATCCATGTAAACTGACTGTTATAGTCGTCTAAATCTTGACCGTACAAATATCTCATTTGGTCTAAAATTAATAAATCGTCTTTTGTTAAGTATTCTTTATATTCATCAGCTATTTCATTTACCGACATCCATCTTTCTTCTCCAACCCACGAAGCGTCATCTAAATAATCAGAATGTACACTTGCGTCATATATTATAGACCTTGGGTCTACCCTACGCGCGTGCGGGTCTCCATCTATTATATCTATTTTATAAAACTCTTTTCCTGTCACTAATAAATCTCTAAAACCTTCCTTAAAAGAATCTTTTAAGTTATGTCTATTCATTACATACTCTAAACCATCTTGAGCAGTTTCCTCTACCATTTCTCTGTAGTTATATTTCATATATCTATCAATATCATCTGGTACAGGCATACCTTGTCCTTCGTCAGTTATAGGAGCTCCGTATTGTTTTTCAAAATCTTTATGTATATTATCTAACAAAGTTTTCATTTGTATAGATATCTTGTGGTCTAATTTTCTTATAACAGCTTCTTTATTAATAGTAGACACCTTCATATCTACTGGTCTTTTTAAATCTTCACCTACCAATAAGTCAATTTTTGGAGTAATAATAGGATAATTAACTAATCTTGCAGGATATGTTAATCCATATTGTTCTGTAATATATATATAGTCATCTTGATTTATTTGTCCATTATATATTCCGTAATTCGCTATGTCTCTTGTTCTACTATCTTCATAAGGACTTTCTCCATAAGTCATATATCCAACGATTGATTTAAGTACCTGTTCGCACCATTCTTCGTTTTTTTCTTTTTCAGATACCATCATTGATGGAAAGTGAGTATAATTTGCCATTTTAATTTATTTTTATTGGTGTGCCATTTATGCCACGTTTATAATATTTCAGTCCTATATCTAATACATCTTGTTTTTCTTGTACTCTCATTCTATAATTATCTATATTATGAATTAAACAAATACCAAAAGCCATAGCTCGGTCAGTATTTCTTAAACCATAATTAGCTAATTCATCTATTAAATCCATAAACCATATATCTCTTACATGCTCCCTAATATAGTCATCAATAAGGTCTTCTAATAAAGCTTTTACTTGCTTATTCATGTGAACTCCATATTGGTTTCTAGTTTTAGAGCCTGGATTATGAGCAGATTCTGGTTTTTCTTTTAAATATTTTAGAGCGTTCATACGTTTAAAGTAATCTAAAATACCTATCTTTGTATATTCTACCAACATCTTTGAATTGTAGTATACAGCTAATTTTAAGCAACCGTCCCAAAAATCTTCTTTTTTCTTAGGTCTATCAGTATATTCTGCTACAACATAATCACTCGCTATATCTGTATTTGCAAATCTACGATAAATTATCGCACTTCCCAAGGATTCTGACGCTCCTGCTTCGTCTTGGTCATAAGAATCCACTCCTCCTATGTCAATTCCATTATATTCTGGCATTGGATGTGATAAAATTTTATATGGTCCAGCAGGATGTGGTTTCCAAGAAACTTTTAAATCATGCTCTTCGCCCAACACCCAATCTAAGTATCCACGCTGTATTTGATTCTTATAATCTTTACTTGATAATATTCTACTTCTTTGAGCGTTTAGCAAAGCAATATCAAATCTACTTTCTTTAGTATTTAAGAACGCTTCTTCTATAGTTAAAGGATAATTTTGTATATGTAAGTTATACGCTTCGTTATCTCCTGATTTTCTTATTGTTTCTCTTTCTGTAGTTAATTCTTCTTTCGCTCCTTCAACGTCTTCCACTCCTGTGTTAATATCAAAGAATCCATAGTAAGCTTTTGACGCAGGTATAAACATAGGTATAAGATTATAGGCGTCATTACTGTAATACATATCCATAAAATCTTTAGAAGCTTTTGATATATCACCTCCAGTACCTCCAATTATAGGAACTCCAAATTGTACATTACCATCCATAAAACAAGCTTTAGATGACATGTATGCGTTTTTTAAATGCTTAAACTCTCCCGCTTCTTCAAATATCATTAATGATAGACGTTCTCCTTTGAACACCTCTGGGTTATCCATAGTTCTACATATAATTGTAGATTGGTAACCACCAATTTCCCACTTACCGTCTTTGTTTTTTTGTTTGTAACCTGAACGTAATATACCATCTGTATCTTTTAATACTGAATGTTTGAAGTTAGGATGAATACCATTCAATCCTTTTTTAGTTTTATCAAAAAATGCATCAGCTGTAGCTTGTAGTCCAGCCGCTACACCTATATCGTTATATGGAAAAAACGTATATTCATGAGCTACCATACCAGAGTTCATATAAGAAAATCCTTTATCTCTGGCTTTAATTACTATCATACCCTTTTCTTCTTCTTTACAGGTTTCATAAAGGTTAAAATACTCTCTATCCATTTCTCTATACCAAGGATGTATTAAAGATTTTCTTCCTCCCTTTTCTCCACTATTACCTAATATATAGTAGAAATTTAAATAGAAATAATATTTCCCAGATATTTTAGGCATACCTTTTGGTTTAAATCCATTTATACATCTTTCTTGTTGTTCGCTCCACCACTCTTGATAAGCTACAGAACTTTCGTCTAAGTCTGGAAATCCTTTATTAGGAATCGGTCTATATTTTTGTGGGTCAAACTTTATCTTACTACCCATACCTTAATCTTTTAGGTTTATCAAATCCAAAAATATTTTTATTCTTTATTTTACTTTGTTCTTTTTGTTCAAACCAATCCCTTAAATCAAATTGATAATTATCTTTAGTATACTTATTGTATTCTTCTGCTCGTTTCCAATTATTTTTTTTATAATGTAAACTATATCTTGACTTTAAATAATTGATAATTCTTTTATTAGATTTAGCTCCTTTAACTCCTTTTTTATTTACTTTAATTTCAGAGCTTTTTTCAAATAATGGTTTTCTTACACTTTTTTTTATCATTACATTTCTTTTATCTTTTTACGATTCTCTAAGAACGAAAGACCTTTGTCTCCCGCTATCTTTTGTCTTTCACCTCTTCTTTCTATAGCGTCAAGTAATGATTGTCTCGTTTTCAATATTTTCTCTACACCTATCATTAATTTTTGTAACATCTCTGCATTCTCTTCATTTAGAAATGTATTATCAATTAAATTAGTAAATTCATTAATTTTCTTATTAAAAGCGATTAACTGTTCGTCTAATGGGTCAAACTGAAGTTCTTTGTACTTTTCTATAGCAGACCTCATTTCAGATTTTTTATAACCACTCCACGTATAATTATCATACAAATCTTTTGAGACAGCTTTTATTCTTTCTTTTTCAGTGTAGTGTCTATAAGGACTTTCATAATCATATACCATAGCAATCCATTTCATCGCTGTTTGCCCTAGCTTTTCTGTATTTAATACTAAATTAAATTCTGGAACTAAAACTATTCCATTATCTTCTTTTAGTATATCTCCCTTTTTATTTATTTGTAACAAATACATATTAAAATCCTATATGAATCAATTTAAATGTATTTTTAAACTGAACTCTACTAGACCTTTTTTTATATAATCTGTCTAAATCATAATCTGGATTCTGACAAATACTTACTGTATTGTCTAAATAAACAAAATTATTTTCTTCAATTTTTTCAATAATAGATTCTTCTTCTTTTAATAATTCTCCCATGTGTTTATATGTTTTTTCTAAATAAAAAAAATCTCCTTCCTTTACTATTTTACCATTTTTAGTGTTAGCTAATTTCATATTACAAATATAGTAAATTTATTAGTATCTTTTTAGCAACGGTATAAAAACAAAAAACCCTCTTATAAAAAGAAAGGCTTTTTGTTATGAAAGATGGAAATAAAGAAGTTGCAAAATTATAAAATTTTTTTTAATTACTTCTATTTGTATCCTATTTTATTTTAATACATGTCTTCTGGACCCAACGGTGTTTTTGTATATGGTATAGATATGTTGTCTTGATACATATATGGTGGATTGGTTGTTGGGGTATTTATTTGTGGTAAATTAGAAGGATTAATTACCTCACCCATGTCTGGTAAAATAGGATAATTTTCCTGTATCTTGCCGTAAATATTTTGTATCGCTGGCATTGTTTTGTCAAATATATCTTGATATGGATTTCCTGTTTGTACAAAACCATCCATTGGTGTCATTCCTTGTGTCGGTAAATCCGTTACTGGCTGTCTATTTTCAGTCATTGGTTGAACTGGAACTGTAGGTTGAGGATTATCTAAACCTAGTAAATTAGGATTTTCTGTCATATATTGGTCATAAGACATTGTTGGATTTAATCTACTATAATTCTCCATGTTACTAATTCTTTCGGCAAATTGATATCCTGGTTTTTCTGTTTCTGATTTTAAATATTCCTGATATTTTTGATATGAAGGTAAAATAGTTGCTTTCGCTGGTAATTGAGCGGGTTCAGTTGATATTTCTTTGATGTTTTCAAATTCTATAGGCTCTGTGAATGGATGAAAGAATCTTTCTTCTTCTTTACTATAATGACTAGGATTCATATTAATCATAAGTGTTCCTGAAACCTCGTCTGGCGTTGACATGTTTTGAAATTGCTGTAAGTGAATATTATAATGCGTTTGATTTGTTTTATTTAATTTTGATGATATATCTTCTCCTTCTTCGTTAAATGATACATGAAAATGGTCTTTTTCATCAAAAACTTTTACTTCAAAATCTTTTATAAATTGAGATGCTTGTTTATTTTTTCCACTTTTTCCGTCTCTTAACCAGTCTGAAAAATCTCCAACAAAATCAGCTGCAGCTCCGTCCATATGTCTACTAGTTAAATTGTGAAACTCATCTCTACTTATTTCTCCATTTATAAATCTATTTTCTTGCTCTGTTAACCAATTAACGATTTCTTGTTCTGCTTCCTCGCTTTTCCATCCATATTGTTTAGTACTATCAGAAACTATCTTTTGCAATTCTTTAGAATAGTGATGCATTGTACTTTTCTTATATTTTCTCATGGTTTCCCATTGAGTTTGTGGAGTTCTTCTACCACTTGTCATATAAATTTCTCCTTCATATCCATAATATCTAGCCATAGATAATGACAAATAAACATCTTTATTTACTTGAGTGTGTCTTAAGTCTATATTTGACATTCTTGGAAAAGAACCTTTTTGTTGAGATAAATACCGTTCAGAATAAGGAATGTACTCTTCATCACCGTCAACTACTCCCCCGTTATCGTAAGTTTTTTTTTTAAACATACCCCCTTTTCTGTATGTAGTTAATTTTTCTTCTCCTAAATAAGGGTCACCAGTTGGTTGGTTTTGTTCTGTCATCACTGGACCCGAAGGGTCCGATTTTGTTTCAGTGGTCGTGGGACTCCCTAAAAACTCATTGCTGAGTTTCTTATATTCATTTTCATAACTATCATCTCCACCTAAAAGTATTTTAGTAACATAATCACCTGTTTCTGTATTTAACCCCTCCATCCAATCTAAAGAATTATAAATATCAACTCCTTTTGCTTTTTGTTTGTTTAGATAATTTACTAAACCTGTAGGCCCCATATTGTAAGCGGCTAAAGCTTTTGCTTGTTTTACTTTATCTGTACCTTTATTCCAACTTCTTGACATTAGGTCGTTCATAAGATTTTCTTGAAACTGTTGAGCTAATTTTGGATTAGTAACCAAGTCACCATATTTTGTACCTTCAGGTACGTATCCTTTTTTTAGACCGTCTTTAAATGCGTCAGGCATAATTTGAGCCATACTTGTAGCTCCTGCTGGACTTACAGCATCTGATTTAAATCTAGACTCTTGAAATAATTGTCTTAATAATATTTCTTCAAAAGACCTAGGGTCTTCAGGCATTGTACCACCATTATCCATAGACATAACTCTAGGGTTAATAAGTTCGTGAGCATATTGTGATGTATCACTACCATAAGGAGTAAGTCCTTTATAACCTGGACCACTACCCCCTCCCGTTTGAGATGTTGTACCCCCTGGTAATCCTCCGTCTAATAATCCACCACCACCTATCATAGTAGCTGTATATGGATTAAAAGCTCCATACCCTGGGTCAAAACCCCCACTAGTGTGTGCTTGCATAAGTTCATGACCCGTAGGGTCGGAAACATTAAATTGTGGTTTACCCATATAAGGGTTATCTGTACTACCAAGATTTATTTGCTTTATTGGAGGATTGGTACCTTTAATATGATTGTATACACGTCCCGTTACTCTTCTACCACCTGCAGCATATCTTTTTAATTTTGAACTAGCAATTACAGCTGGCACATGCTTAAAATTACCTATCATATCCATCATATCTCTATAACTTCCCATAATTTTTTGAGTTTTTATCGTTATACTTACCACCACCCATATAGTTCATGGTGTTCTTTATACTTTTTTGTTTTGTCTCTTGTTGTAACCTACCTCTCTCCATTTTAGCTATTTCAGCTTTTTCTTGAAGTTCTGAGTTTCTTCTCATCCACTCTAGTCTCTCTTGTAAATCTTCTGGTATATTTGACATAATTAATTGTGTTGTGAAAACCTACCTCCAGAGTTATAACCTTTGGATTTAGATTTCTTTTTTCCTTTTGAGTAAGAACCTATAGGTCTATACAATTCTGTTATTCCTTGTAATAAATGAGGTTTTCCTTCATCTGTATTATACCACCAACCTGTTTCAGTTATTTTATATTTATTAGCCGCGTCTATTTTTTTTTGTCTTTTTTGTGCGGACGTTAACTTTTTTTTCTTTTTATCAGCCATAATTAATCGTGTTGTGGAAGTCTTCCTCCGTGACCATACTTCATTTTCATACCACCCATAGCCTTGTTTTTATTACCCATCATTTTAAAATCAATACCTGAAAGTTTTCCGTCTTTATTTTTATCAAGTTTTACCTGACCACCTTTTAAATACCTTTTTTTCTTTTTATACATAACTTAAGAGTTTAAATTTATAATGTACAAAGATACAAATTTTTTTTTATTTTTTTTTAAAAATTTTATTTTGTTGAGAGAGAGTCATACGTTATGGGTAACCTCCCCCTTTACTTTCAAAACTTTGGATGGGGGTAGGGCTTTCGTCACTTCGTTCCTCATTTCAATTACAGATAACTATTAACCAATTAAATATATTATTATGTCCAACTTACTAGCATTCGCAGCATGTCTTCTATGTGTATTAGCAGAAGCAGCATTCTTTGGTATTTCAGCTTACATCTTGTATCTTATATTCATCAAGAAAGACACAAAGACCTTAGATACTATTAAGAAATTGAGAGGATAACCTCTCTTTTTTGCATAATATGTGTGTATTGATGTCAGTGTTAGCTAATCTAATAACCCTTAAAACAGTGTAATTACATAGTATTTTACTATGATAAATAAGTTAATTGTTTGATTATCAGTTAGTTATTGATATTATATCAGTAATAACTATAAATATATAACTATCATATTTATTTAAGTGATTAAACTAATTACTAATTATGCTACGAAGTTATACAAAATATTTGATATTGTCAAGTGTTGCACAACATTTATTTTCAACGATATACTATCAGTATGTATTTATGTGATTAACAAATAATTACGATAGTCACTGCGTTCCTTCGGTATTCTATTACTAATAACTATTAACTATAAAATATACTATTATGAAAAATCTATCGCTCAACATTCTTGTAATCTTATTACTTCCAATAACCGTTCCATTCATACTATTAACTAACTATGATAACGTATGGGGAGAAGCAATAAAACAAATAAAGGGATAATCTCCTTTTTTACCTACGAATAGTCGTGCCTCCTTTCGGTTCACATACTTCGTATGCTCATTTTAATTTTATATAGGTAATAATAACTGTTAGAGTATACACGAAAGTGCTTCGCATGCTAACTTACCTTTACCACAGGACATATTTATCTAAACTTACGAGCACACACACAACCTAACTTAGGTGCTTCAAGTAAAGAAAATGTCCTTTTTTTGCTTACGAAACGACTGCGTCTTTCGGTGTTATATTACATATAACTATTAATCAATATATATTATTATGAAATATTACCAATCAGTTCAAAACTTTATCGTTAAAGTATACAATACATTGTATGTATATTATAACTAATTATTAACCTAAATTAAATATCATGTCAATACTTGGAATCGCATTCTTCACCGCTATAGGTTATTTTATTATAGTCTATAAATTATTAGGTAGAAAGAAATTAGTTAAAACACAGTTACTGTGGGATATACTATTTACTATCGGTCTACCTATACTATTCATCGGTACATTCAGTGGACTAGCAACAGCTGTATTAGCTGGAGTTATGTTCTCTGTATTCACATCATTACTACCAAAGGAGAGCTAGACTCTCTTTTTAGAACTCACTTTGTTCGTTCAATTTATATTATCTATAGATATATGTGTGGCTAATAATACCAGAGTGATTAAGTAACTACGACTAAAACTCAAGCACAATATCCTTATAATATTATGGTTAATAATATATAGGTCGGAGCAATATAATTGTAAATCACAAACCGTTCAGGTAGTTGATAATTATATTGTTCCTTCCTTTTACAACAAAATAAATGTATAACTTAAATTAAATAATTATGAAACTAATTAGTATTCTGATAACAGCCGCGTTATTTATTAACGTAAATCACTATCAATCAAGACCTTACACTGACTGTATACCTGAAGCATGGTATGATGACTTCAGCGACTTTGAGTATGAAAACAAAATAGATACAGTATTAATAGATACTGCATCTTCAGACACAACATTAATAGACACTACTCGCAATCCTTATCACGATATAGATTGGGCAGCAGAGTTCGCTAAATTAGATGATAAATTAGATAGCATGGATATGAATATCAACGAATTAATTATCTATGAAATTGAAAACTATAATGACACAATAAATAAAAATAAATAATTATGAGCATAGATATAAGTATAAAGAAAATAGATACATATAATAAAATATTAGATGTTATAAACAGTAGTTCTACAAAACATCATCAAGACGTAGCATATATAATGATAGAAAGATTCGGGAATTTATTCTTTGACGAATCACTTACAGAAATATTATTAGAAACAGCTAATAAAACATTTGGATATACAGATTAACTAAGAACCCTTCGGGGTTCTTTTTTTGTTATATATAAGTATTAATTTAAAAATATAAAAAAATGGCAAAAGCTAAAACAGCAAAGAAAGCTACTAAAGTAGCAAAGACAGTAGAAGCAGAAACTACTAAAAACAAAGGACAATTAGTTCCTAACATCAAAATTACACCTCACACATTTAAGAACGGGACAACTATTCTTAATATCAGTTGTAAATTACCAGACTTCATTGACTTCTTACAAAACAATAAAGTTGTAGGTAAAGACGGCAGCTCTTGGGTTAACATGAAGGGTTTACCATCTAGTTCTGGTGGATACACTGTTATACTAAATGACTACTTCCATGACGCACAACAACTTGCAGATGAAGTATTTGGTGCAGATGAACTTGACGTACAAGTTGAAGACTTTGAGTTAGAAAGTAGAAAACAAGAGAACAAAGTATCATAATAATTATAAAAGAGAGTATTATCGTTTAACGAGCGTTACGTAGAAAATAGGATAAAGTCAACGCGCCTATCGGTTAACGCTCTCTTTTTGCTTTACAAGTCTTTCAGACTTGTGTTTTTATTGCATATAACTTTTAACCCCTTAAATTTATATTTATGAAAAACCAATTAGAACTAACTGATGATTACATCAAAAAATTGAAAACACTATTACGAATGAAAAAGATTACTTCTTATGATGTAGCTCACGCTTCATTTAGAAAAGCAAATCAACACTGTATTATTAGCTCTACAGACAAAAGAACATTAACTATCACATTTATAAACGGTGATGTTAAGAAATTTCCTACAATTATATCCTTATTAAATGAAATTAAAATAATTAATAAATGGTATAAGTCTGCTAGAAGAAAGTATATCAAAAGATATTATAAAGTAATAGGAAAATGGAATAACAGGCATAACAATAAAGCTCCTAAACAAGAGCAATTTAACGCCTTAATTGAAAAATATAATATATGATTATTACCGAAGAATTAAAACTTAAAGCAAACATAAGAACAAGGTGTGCTAGAATCATAGCCACCTTGAACTCTCCTTATGAACAACAAACAGTTAATCAACTTATTAAAGAAACTGAAAAATTAGTAAAATATTGTATGTATAACCAAATAAATAACGAAAATGGAAAATAAAACATCAGAAAACATAATAAAATACAAAGACGAATTAACAGCTGAAACATTACAAGGTATTATTGACAACTTGCAAGCTCAAGTAGGCGAATTAACTACAGAAATTTTTAATAAAGAAAAAACATTACGAGACATCAACAAACCAACTATAACACAAAAACAATTAGATACAATAAATGAAGCAATATCTAATTATACAGACAATGTGGAGTTTTCTGAACAAGACTTTGATGTAGAACTTTGTATGGAATACGATAATAGAATTGAAATAAGTAGCTTATGTTTTAATTCTTCTGGAGATATGTTTGATGATATAATGAGATATGTAGAAAAAGAATTTAGAGTTATACAAGAAGAAGAAACCTCTACTGATGAATCTTAATTACGAAGACTGGAGTAAGTCTACATATCAACATTGTGACGACCCTACAGAACACGATGAAGAAGAGACAGACTTCACAGAAGATGATGTAGAATTAACCATGTGTTTAGATTACCTAGACGAACACAATATGATGGAAGACTTTTTAATATGGGTAAATAAAAATTACAAATAATATGAAAACAACGGAACAAATTCTTAATGAAAACGGACTTAACTGGAATGTAACTAAAGAAAAACTAATGTATGCTGGTGAGTGTACTCCTAGCGCTAACAATGGATTACATGACACTGATTACTACGGTATAGTTCGTGAAGATACAGGTGAAGTATTTACTACTGTTAAAAAAGGATATACTCCTACGCAAAACTCTAAAATTATAGACACTATGCAATCAATCGCAGGTAATAATGATTTAATAATTACTAAAGCTTTAGCGATAAATGGTGGTAGAAAAATATTAGTACAAATGCAAAAACCTGACAATACAGTATATATAGGTGGTCAAGAGACTAAACAATATGTATATGCTATCAACTCTCATGATGGGACATCAGCTTTAAAGTTTGGGTTTATGAATCAAGTAGTATATTGTTCAAATCAATTTGCTTGGATGAGTAACAATGGACTTAAAGGATATGTTCATAAACAATCTATCCAAGATAAAGTAACTAATTTACCAGAGATTCTTAACTTTGATGGACAAGAAGAAAGAATAGCTCAATTACACGAGATGAGTATGACGCCTATAGGACATAAAGAAATCACTGGATTACTAGATTATTTAACTGGTATAGACTCTACAGTCCCTAATTGGGCAGGAGATATAAGTACAAGAAAGAATAATATTAGAGGAGATTTATATATGTCTGTTACTAAAGAGACTAATAGAGTAGGAATGAATAAATGGGGGCTCTTTAACGGAGTAACTATGTATACATCTCATAGTAAATCTATACCTAATAGAGAAAATGGCAGAGAAGAATCTGTTTATACTGGCTCAGGTCAGAAAATGAATGATAATGCATTTAGTTGGTTATCAAATAATTAATTATGAAATGGTATTTAAAAATAATAATAACAAATACTAAATCTAAATACATGATAAGAACATATGGATATAGTATAATAGTATATAAAAAACTATTTCCGTATGTTTTTATTAAACATCGTGTATTTGAAGATTTAGATAAAGCAATTGAATATATTAATCAATAATAATACAGAGAGCTCATACCAAAGCAGTATTGGAAACATGAGCGCGCAAACATGGAACAATATACTCAGGTCACTGAGCTCTCCTTATTATTCTAAAAACAAAATTATGGGAAGATACTATGATGGCGACATTGAAGGTAAATTTTGGTTTGCCGTTCAATCAAGCACCGCTCCAGCAAGGTTTGGAGGTAATGAATATGAGCCAAGCTATATTAACTATTATTTCGGAGAAGACCAATTAGAAGAAGTAAAAGAAGAGTTAGATAGAATACACAAAAACATGATGGGAAATATAGAAAAATTAGATGATTTCTTTGCACAAACTAATGGATATAATACACTAATGATTATAGATTGGTACAAGAAAATGTATAAAGAAACAATTAACGAAGAAGAAGTTAAAGATATGTTAGTTGAATACGCTGACTATCAATTAGGTAATCAGATAGCTGAGTGTATAAAAGAAAATGGACAATGTAATATAAATTGTGAATTATGACAAAATTAGTAGAAACACCAAAAAATCAACATGAAGCTGTCTTATGGCATCTTAATGAATACAGCACCATTACATCATGGGAAGCAATTAAAGAATATGGAGCTACAAGATTATCAGCTATCATATATAATTTGAGAGATGATGGATATATTATCACTACAAATATGAAAACTACTAAAAATAGATTTGGTAGAAATGTAAATTATTCAGAATATAAATGGGAACATATAATATGACAGCAAAAGAAGTTAGAACTTATTTAACAGAAACATATGGTGAATGTAAGCATGATGAATATGCTATGGCAGGCGCTATAAATCAAACACTACAGGACATGGACTATGACAATGGTTGGGACTTGTTTCATCTATTAGTAGAAAACACACCTATACCACATTTACATACACATAGTTATGGATTTCATACACAAAATGGTAGAGGTATCATAGAAAGAATACAAGCTTATTATTATGAGTTCTCCTAAAGAAATAATACATAATGAATATTGTGCAGGTAAATGCCCTAAGTGTGATAGTGACAACATTGAATACTTTGGTTCTGAGATGTATGATGAGCAATTAGTTTATAACTCACATTGTGAAGATTGTAACTTAGATTTTCATGAGTATTATGATGTAAAATATGACAGTTCTTATGGTATAGAATATATAGAAGAATCTGAAGAAGAAACACAATTATCATGTTGTGGAGATGAAATGACAGGAATATTAGAAGACATCCAAATTTGTCCAACCTGTAAAGAACATCAATAATATTAATATTAAAAAAAATAATTATGGGATTAGACCAGTATGCAAAAAGAAGAGCTCCAATACAAAAAGGAAAAGAAATAGCTTATTGGAGAAAGCACAATAGACTTCAGGGTTGGATGGAAGAACTTTGGAGAGAAAAAACAGGTAAAGAAGGAGTATTTAACTGTGAAGAAGTTATATTAGAGTTAATAGATATAACGAATTTAGAGAAAGCTATTCTCAATAAAGAACTACCTCAGTCAGAAGGATTTTTCTTTGGAAATGACTCTTATAGTTGGGACGAAGAAGATATTCAAGAACAGATAAAAGATGATTTAAAATTCATAAAAGAAGCTAAGCAAGCAATTATGGAAGGAGATGAAGTTGTATATAGTTCTTGGTGGTAATGAAAGAATTTAATTTAAACAGATTAATGATGTCTTGTTGTGTAAATATAGATGACGAGTATTATGAAGAACTTTATGACTATTTAATAGAAATAGATGTAGATTTAAATACATTAAACATTGATGACTTGGTAGTTAATGGTGTTCAATTTCTTGATAAAGAAGATTGTGAAGATTACTACATACTAAAAGAAACCGACAGTGGATGTTGGGTAATATAATTATTTGGGGGTCTTTGACCCCCTTTTAATTTTTTATAGTATATTTAACCTCTCAAAATTAAAATATGGAAGACAGAGAAATAGAACACATGTTGTTAGGTAAAATTATGCTTAATGATAAAATATTAGAAAAATATTCTGATACACTACACATTGATTTGTTCCAATATCCTATAAGCAGAAAAATATTTTCTACTATGATAGAATTAAAAAACGAAGGCAAAAGTGTAGACTTAGTTACATTAAATACTGGGCTAGAAAATGAAACAGATTCTTTTTCTCCAGTATTAGCGGAATGTACGTCTAAAGGACACTCTTTAGCTAATGTAAGTTCTTGTATACAAACTTTAGAGAGTATATATCAGAAAAACAAACTAATGACAATATCTCAAAACATTAGTAACTCTGTTAAAAACAGACACAAATTACATAAAATTATAAGTTCTGTACAAAATGAATTAGCTGAAATTAATACATCTAAAGTTATTGAATTAGATGATTTGTCGTTACAATTAAAAAACACATTATCAGATATAAATAATAGAATGTCAACAGACGGCTTGTTAGGTATAGCGACAGGTTTTGATAAAATAGATAAATTTACAGGGGGTTGGCAGGAAACCGACTTAGTTATTATCGGAGGAGCTTCTTCTATGGGTAAAACTAGTTTTGCTCTTGCCATATTATTAAATGCTTGTAAGTATTCTAACACTCCGTCTGTGATATTTTCTTATGAAATGAGTAGTAATCAATTGTTAAAACGATTAATATCTATGGAATCTTCTGTAGAAAATAATTATATAACAAACGGAACACTTGGTAAAGATGAATATCTTAAAGTAAATCAAGCTATTGGTAAAATAGAAAAACTACCTATTAATATAGATGAATGTAATATTACTAATTTAAATTATTTGGTAAATAGAATTAAAAGTTATGTAAAGAAAAGAAGTATAAAACTAGTATTAGTAGATTACTTACAATTAGTTACTTACACAACTAAAAATTCTACAAGAGAACAAGAGGTTAGTAAAGTAGCTAGAACATTAAAAAATCTAGCAAAAGAACTTAGTATAACTATTATAGCTTTATCACAATTAAATCGTGGTGTTGGTATGCGTGCAATGGGTAAACCAACTTTATCAGATTTACGTGAATCTGGAGAAATAGAACAAGCTTCCGATATAGTTATATTAATACATAGGCCTGAATATTATGGTATAAAACATGATGATTTAGGTAATGACACTAAAGGTGTAGCTAATATTATATTTGCTAAAGGTAGAAATATTGGCGTAGGAGAAATACCTTTAAAATTTATTAGTAAATTAACTAAATTTGAAAACGCATGACGTTACCAGCAAAAATTATAATTACAACAACGATTTTTATATTCATGATATATATATCTATACAAATATTAGGGTATATATGTCTAGCTGTTATATCATATTACGGGATAAAACATTTTATTAACAAAGTTTTGTCATTAAAAAAATAATGTTTATTTTTGTCAATCACTTAAATAAATAAGTGATGTAATATGGGAGAAAAAAAATCACGTTTATCACAAATCATTGATGAAATTTCACATGACTTAAGTGTGGATAAAAGTACAGTACGTAGTGTGCTTACTTTATTATTCAAGGAAATAGCAATAACACTTATCTTAAAAGGTAAGCCAGTGTTGATTAGAAGATTTGTTAAATTCGTTATAGCTTTACGAGGAATTAACAAAATAAGAAAAGATATAAATAATGTAAATAAAGAAGAAAATGAACTTAAGAGAACTGACTAAAGAACTACCATATAAATGGAGAGTTCAATCAGCTAGGTATGGTAAAGCTGCTTGTGTAGCTTACATAGACGCTAGAGACGCTCAAGACTTATTAGATGAGGTTGTAGGACCTAGTAAATGGTCTACAGAATACTACGAATCATGTGGATTATTGATGTGTCGTGTTGGTATACACACAGAACATGGTTGGGTATGGAAATCAGATACTGGTTCCGAATCTAATGTAGAAAAACAAAAGGGACATGCATCAGACGCATTTAAACGTGCGTGTGTATCGTGGGGTATAGGTAGATTTTTATATAGACTACCAATACAAACCCTTAAAACTAAGGAATATAAAGGTAAAGAATATCCTTATGCACCAGAAAAAGATAAGATTATCTTTGATGGCGAAACTTTAACAAAATATATAAACTGGAAAATTAAAAACAATAAATAATGAAAGTATTACCATTTGACTTAAACACAACATCTTCTAAACCAGAAGGTAAACAAGAGTATTTAAAACCTGGGGCTCACCACTGTAAAGTTGTAAGTATAACAACATCTGATTTAATAGACAACTACAAAGGCTCACCATTTATTACATTTAATGTAACAAGTAATAACAAAAACGGTAGAGTACAAATGTGGGCAGTTAAACAAACTGACAAACCTTCAACACAAGATTGGAAGAAAAAACAAATGAAAGACTTCTTAGTCAACGCAGGTGTGTCTGATTTCTCTGACGATTCTAAAGCTATGAATGATGTTATAGGTAAAGACTTAATGATAACATTTATATCAGAAGAGTATGTTACGGTTAACAGAGAAACAGGAGAACCAGTAATTAGAGAAGCTGTTAAATATAGATGGAGTAATAAAGCGGGAGCAAACTGTGCTTATAGTCCAGATATGAATAAAAAACTATCAAATGAAGATAGAGACAAATACAAAGTAATGATGAAAGATTATCAAGGAACATCAGCTTCTGTAGAAAACGCTGACGGTATGACAGACGAAGATATGCCGTTCTAAAACAAATAATGATGGTAAATGAAATTTTCATAGCGGGGAATGTCCCTTCTAGTAAGAATGGTAAAAGATGGACTGGGAAATATCTTATACATTCTAAGACTACAATGAATTATATCAAAGAATCTAAAGAAGATTACGTAAGTAATAGGAAAAAGTTTCTGGATATGATTGAGGGTAAACAACCTCCCTATAAGATTTCATTTACTTTTCATAGAAGTACAAGAAGAAAATTTGATTATATAAATCCAGCACAAACTGTACAGGATTTAATGGTAAAATACCAATGGATAGAAGATGATAATTGTGAATTTATCAGACCATTTTTTGACGAATATACATACGACAAAGAAAATCCAGGTGTAACAATTAAAATATTATGAATGTATCAAGTATAAACGATTTTGTAGAAAAATATTGTGAACTACATGAAATAACACAAAATAAATTATTTTCATCAAGTAGACATAGGCCTTTAGTAGAAAAAAGAATGATATTAGCTTACTTTTTACGTAAAGGTACAAACATGAGTTGGAATGCAATAGGTAAATTAATGAACAAAAACCATGCTTCTATGATACACTATGTGAATAAAATAGAAACATTAATCACAATATATCCATATTTAAAAAGAATGTTTGATTCAACTAACGAATTATATTCTCAGTTTGAACACACTTTTAAAGAGCATAGTAATATATATAAAGAACTATTAATAGAAAATCAAAAATTAAAAGATAGAATTAATAGAAATATAGATATGATAAATACAATAATAGAAGAAGATAAAAAAGGTTATTTAATACAAATTGAACAATAATGACAAAAACAAAAAAAACAAAAACAAAAATTAAAATACAGGGTAAAAATTATATGGTTCATCCTGAAGTAGAAGACTCTATTAAATTCTTAAGCGAAATAATTAGAGCTCATGAAGTAGCTTTATTAACTTGGGTTCATAAAATATGGAACAAGCAAGCTTTTGACGATAAAGACATAAAAGACTTTGAAAAAAGTATGTATGAATACACTATGAGAATACCAAACGCTAACGACATATTAGCAAATATGATGAACATAGACAAACAAAAACAAGATATAGAAGAAGAGTTGAAAGATGAGTAATTTAACACACAGTAATTATTATCAAGACAGAGAATATATATCTAACTCTATGTTAAATCATATATCTATATCTCCAGAATATTTTAAACACATGTATGATAATCAACAAATAGCTACACCAGCTATGAAATTAGGTTCAGCTATACATATGGATATATTACAACCTGGAGAGTTTCTTAAACATTATGCAATATCTCCTAAATTTGACAAAAGAACCAAAAAAGGTAAAGAGGATTTTGCAGAATTTACTAAAAATAATATGTTTAAGAATATTATTTCTGAATCTGACTATGAGTTAATAACGGAAATATCTTTAAAGGTAATGAATGACACCGCGGTTCATCAACTCTTGAAACATGGTGAAGCAGAAAAAATTGTAACATGGCACAATAAACATCATGATGTAAAGTGTAAGGGTATGTTAGACTATCATAGAGATGATATGATAATAGACCTTAAAACAACTAAAGATTGTTCTTATAGTGGATTTATGAAATCTATGATTCAATATAAGTATCATAAACAAGCTGCCTTTTATATGGACGCTGTAAAAGCTACACGATTTATAATTGTAGCTATTGAAAAAACAGCTCCATTCGCTATCAATATATTTGAGTTAGGTGACGATATGATAGATGAGGGTAGAGACATGTATAACCAAGAATTGGAAATCTATAAGTATTGTATGGATAATGATTATTGGCCTGGTTCAGGTTATGACCCATTAGATAAAGATGCTGAAAGGACAATTCACATATTAACCAATAATTATGAGTAAGAAGTCGGTATTATTTGAAGGGGGGGTAGAAAAAATATCTACCCTCTCTGACGGCTCATTAAGGATACATATAGGTACTCCTGAGCTGTCAAACGAAACTATGGTAAATCTATTCAATTTAAATAGAAAAACAGGGTATGTATTATTATCACCATACCCTATAAATCAAGACCAAAAAGACGCTGTAGAAAAAGCTGCAGAAAATATAGAACACGAATCTACAGAATTTGGAAACAAAACACCAAGTCAAAGATTACGTGCAGTATTATATGTGTACTGGGAAAAAACACAACCAAAACAAATTAATCCTGATACAGGCAATATAGAGTTGGTTGAATTTGATTTATTTTATAAAAGAGAGTTAAATAAAATTGTTGAACATTATAAAACTAAACTAGACTAATGGCGGTAAAATCATTTGTATTTAAAAAAGTAAAACAGAAAAAAAGACCTGGCGTTCACGCTAAGTCTAAAACTTCTAAGTTAAAACAAAGTATTAATTATAAAAAGAAATATCGTGGACAAGGAAGATAAACATAATAAATATTATTATGAATTAGATAGAAATTTACCATATGTAGATTCTACAAACAATTTAGATAATGATAAACAAGACAAAAGAATACCTGACTATTACAAAGGCAAAGAAGGTTACGAAGCTAGAAAGGTTTGTGATAACTTTGATTTATCTTACCATTGTGGCACAGCAGTAACTTATATTCTGCGAGCTTATAGAAAACATGATACACCAGTAGACTGTATTAAAAAAGCTATAGCTCATCTAGAATTTGAATTAGAAAAATTAAAAAATAAATAATATGGAAATAACATTATCAATATTTACATACGCGATAGGATTTGTTTCAGGAATGTATGTGTTATCACAACTAGAAAGTGGGATAAAATCTAGAATAAGAAACAATGAAACATTAAAGAACTTAAAGAAATACGATAAAAAAAATGATAATTCACAAAGTAAATAGAAAAACATTTACTATAAGACCCTCTGGGAGGAGTACAGATTTTATTTCTCCTAGTTTTGGACACGGTTGTTTATACAACTGCTCTTATTGTTATATGAAACGCAATAAACCTTACGGCCTTAGTATAGCAAAAAACACAGAAGATATACTTACTAGCATAAATAATCATGTAACTTTTGACGATACAATTAAACCAAATCAAACACACCCAGAATACATAACGTATGATATAAGTTGTAATGAAGACTTTGCTTTACACGCTAAACATCATGAGTGGGAGAAAATATTTACATTTTTTAAAGACCATCCTAAAGCTATGGGTAGTTTTGCTACTAAGTATGTAAATCCTGAATTAATTAAATTTGACCCTAAAGGTAAAATACGTATACGATTTAGTTTAATACCACAACATAAGGCAGATATACACGAACCACACACATCTAAAATTATAGACAGAATAAAAGCAATTGACGCTTTTATAGATTCTGGTTACGATGTTCATGTAAACTTTAGTCCTGTAATAGTATATGACGGATGGTTAAATGATTATAGGTTTTTGTTTAATATGTTAAATGATTATGTAGATTATAAAAACCAAGTCTTAGCAGAAGTTATATTTCTTACACATAATTTTAAAAGACATAAGTTTAATTTAACTAGTAATCCTGAATCAGAAAAAGACTTGTGGGTTCCGCATATACAAGAAGATAAAATATCACAATATGGTGGTGTTAACACAAGATATAATCATAAGCTAAAACGTGAGTATATAAATCAATTTATAGATTTACACAATAGTATTATACCTTGGAACACAATAAGATATATATTTTAATAAAATAAATAAATATGATTAGTTATATAGGAGGTAAAAGCCGAATGGCTAAATGGATATCAGAATATATCCCAAAAGATATAGAATCCTACACAGAAGTGTTTGGAGGAGCTTTCTGGGTATATATTAAAAGTGATGTACATACATTACCAAAATTAAAAAAAGTCGTTTATAATGACGTAAATAGGTTTATGGTTAATTTGTTCCAATGTTGTACAGAGCCATATTTCTTTAATAAACATATGGAAGAATCTGAAATCAAATCACAAAATGAAAAACTATTTTATGAATATCAAGAAGAAATAAAAAATACTTGTGATATAGGTTTTAATGACTATTCATTTGACATGGCTATGAAATACGCTTACATAGCTACACAGGTATTTAGTGGTAGTAAAATTATGGAGTCTAAATATATAGACCTTAAAGGTAAATATAATTCAAAATTTGATGCGTTTAGAAAAAGATTGATGAATCCTGATGTTATACAAAAATTGCACAAAATTACTAACTGTGAAAATTTAGATTATACAGAATGTATTTCTAAATATGATGGAGTAGAAAGTTTCTTTTATGTAGACCCACCATATTGGAAAACTGAAAATTATTATTCTAATCATGACTTTGATTCATTAGACCATGATACATTAGCTAAATGGTTACAGAATATAAGAGGTAGGTTTGCACTATCTTATTATTATTTTGAAGAACTAGAACATATGTATCCTAGAAAAGATTTCCGATGGGTGAGTAAAGAGTTTACAAAAGCTGCTGGAGCACAAAAAGGAAAGAAACAGAATAAAGGAGAAGAACTATTAATAATGAATTACTAATGGACAATATAGAACCTGGTGAAATAGTTTATTGTGATATTACTTATGAATATGAAAAACCATATCGTAATAGAACTAAAACAGAAACTATAGAAATTATAAATGTTGTATTTGGTAGGGAGTATGTAGACACATACCCCCTGCTAAAATATAAAGTTTATAATAGAGACATAAGAAAAATTAATCCTAAAAAACCTCCTCAATGTGATGTACGTGTCATAGACTTAAAGGTACACGCTAGAGTAGGATTTAAACATAAAAATAGAGGTTATGTAGAAGTAGCTAGAAATACACAAATAAGAAATAAAATAACTGGAGCTTATGAATAATTTTAAAAATATTAAAAAAATATTAAAAACACAAATAGAAAAAAATACACACGTATTTTGGACTTTTGATGAGGACAAAATGGAATTTACACAAATATATAAAAACTATAATAATGGTTTAACTATATATACTCCATCACAATTGTTTAACCATATTATAGATTATGCAAAAACAAGACAAGATTAGATACTATAAAAAATATATAAAGTATTTAGAAAAGTGTATAAAAAGAATTAATAACTATATTAAAAAATTAGAAAGAGATTAATTGATTTCTACATTATAATTTAATATACCTTGCAATCCATTTTTTCTATGATATAAAAAAGCTTGAGCTTTTTTGATATTACCTATATACCCCTTACTATCGTGCCAATAATCTGTTGCAGACATTGAAGATAGATTACGAACTGTTATACCTTGCAGTTCTTCAATAGCTTGTAGTTTTGTAGATTTGTTAGTATGTAGATGACCTCTATGTACCTCAACATAGTCTACATCACTCCAAGCGTTTTTATATCTTTGTGAAATTATACCTGGTAAATCGTTAGTTTTAGGTCCGTCACCATGGTCTGATATTACCATGTTCTTACCATATACTAACATTTTCATTAAACTATCACCGTTATCTACTTTTACGTCATTATGGTTTTCAAAATATAATTCTAGGGTGTCTCCTAAATGCATCATAGATTCTCTGTCGTGATTACCTGGTATTACCATAACATGAACAGGAGCTATTTCAGATAAATAATTAATTACTTTAATCAATAGTTTTCTGCCTGCTCTATACATATCTATATGATAATTAGTATTAAATTGTGGTGTACCTCTTGTTGTAGCTGGTATAGGCCAATCTCCATCTGCATTTAAAAAATCATGACCAGCTATAAATAATATTTTATCTATATAATATCCTTGAGCCCTGTATAATAAATGTTCAACAGCGTCTACTAGTCTTTGTTCTGCAATCTTTAAATCATACTTATCTCCTTTTATACCTATTTTACCTAGGTGTAAATCAAACGCTGATATCTCTAATAAATATTTATCTCTTTTATCTTGTCTGTCCCTTTCTTTTTTTGCTACCAAAGGTGATAAGTTTGATAAATCTTCTTTTATTTTTTCTTTGATTAACTTTACATTTAATTCTTCTTTGATAGGTTTCAGGAAAGCTTTACTTCTATACATAGTAACTGTAATAGGATTACGGTCATTATCAAATCCTGTAACCTCATATGTCCCTATATCATATTTCTCTACATACCATTTATCTAAATCTACTTTACATTGAGTGAGTAAATCTTCTAAGGTTTTAACTCTTGTGCAGTTTTCTGCTATTGCTACCGCTTCTCCTTTAGATTCTTGGAAATTATAAACTTCTTTTTCTTTAGGCATGTTGTCAGGATTCTTTTCTCTCATCCTTCTCGCTATAGCTCTAATCTGTTCATAATTAGTTCCGAATTTTTTTGCTGTATCAGCATATTTACTACGCTGTAATTGTGGATTTTCTTTTAAATACTTAATTATTTTATCATTCAAACTCATAGTTTTATAATGTTATTTTATATGTCTATAAAATTATTTTATAATTGTTTGAATATGAAGGTCTTAGAAAAAAAGTTATTAACACACTTATTAACTATGTATAGCGTAAGTAACATCTATTGTTGATGCACTTGCTGACATGTAGAAATATACTGTTTTTTCTACATTTGCAAACATTGAAGAGGGTGGTTCAAAACTATTAGTTACTACTCTAGCGCCCCCACCTGTTAATACGCTTGAGAGTACACTAGCCAGACTTACAGTTTCTAGAGTTGACATTGTATCTCCCATTAGTCTAATTGTTGTTCCTCCTGTTACGTCTGTTATTACTCCTGAACCTACTGTAAATGTTAATTTATCTGGACTGTCAAAACTCCAATGTAAATCAAAAGCAGGTGAAGATTCTTTATTGCAAACTGTTAAGTTTAATAATGATTGTCCTGGTTTTAATGTAAGGATGTGTGTGACTTCACCACCCCTAGGTTTTGCAAAATTCAATTTTGGTGAATTAGAAGACACCAAGACATTTGACCTTTTGTTGTCAACGTCTTGCTGCTTCTTTCTTAAGTCTTTATTTATTGATTTGTTTGGGTAGTCCTGTCTATTCGTAGATAAACTATCTCTTCTTGATAACTTTTTATACCTATCCTTGTCTTTAATTAAAGGCATAGTCTATTAGTCATCAGAAGCTATTCCTGTATCAGGACCATCACAAATTAAGTATTGTACTTTTTGTGCTGCTGTAGTAGCTGCTAAATCTAAATTAGCAGAACCATCAGCCGCTCCGTCTATATGAATTGGAGAAAACATACATACACCTGGCTTCAAATCAGCTATAACATCACCATCTGGTTTTACAGCTACTGGATAATCTGTATCTACATTTTTTATAAATACAAATATCATATCTTTATTATGACTTGCTAAGTTAATAGTAGTATCTGAAGTTCCGTTAGTTAATATTTCACCTGTAGATATTAAAGCTGAATCTACCGTAGTAGCTCCTGTAGTAAAAGATGGTGAAAATGAAAGTACTTGATTTCCATCTGAATCTGTTAATGTTAAAGTTCCTGATACTGTTACTGATAATGTTTGTGTTGCCATTTTTTTATATTTTTATTAAGCGTTAGCGTCTATTTCAATTGCAGCGTATTCTATTGTAACCGTTGCTGTATCTGCTCTTGCTGTTGTTGTACCTGTACCCTTTATCACTGTCATTAAAAAATGACCTGGTTCTAATATACCTATTAAATCAGCAGCAGAAGAAGCTCCATCATATATTTTAACAAAGTTAGTATCATCTAAATTTTTAACATATATCATTCTACCGTGCCCTGGAGCAGCCATTACAGTTGAATCACCATCATGAGCTACATCTATTCTTCCTGTAGCTATTTGGTCTACACCTGTTATATTTAGTGTGTAACTACCACTTTGAGTTTGACTATATCCAGTTCCCGAGGAAGCTGTCATACTTAAAGAACAGCTAAGAGTATAATTTTTTGCCATCGTTTTTTAATTTTTTACAAAGTTAAGAATTTTTTTTATTATATATACTATCTTTAATTTTTTTTATATCAGCACATTTTTCGTATTCTTCAGTTTCTATGAAGTGATTTATTATATCATCATATATATCTTCTTCTATTTCATCTTTTTCACTATAAGGTTCAAATGGTAATGCACAACCATTATAGTCTAATAAATCTTCTATAGATAATTTTCCCATAAGTAAATAATATGCATTTTTATATACATCTTTAAATATTATGTTTTTATCTGAAGACATTACATTAAGTCCTTGCTTTCTAATAAAGTGTAAGAAAATGAATTACCCCATACTTCTCTAGCTGTTTGACATATATTGAGAAACGCATGCCAGTCATCATTAGAAGCAATTACTTGACATCCTGCTGACCATTTGTTAACATACGTAGATGTTTTACCTTCTAGAGCTGTAGCTCTATGTATATTTATACCGAACACACCTGTGTCACAAGTAGACTCATCAAATTCATATTTATCATTTCTGTTATTATCTCTATATACTGTTACAGGTTTCTTTTGTCCTAGAGCTAAATATTTACCACTATGTAATCTAAGTTTGTGTGAACCTCTATATTGTCCTGGTTTTAATACCGCGCAACCTATTTTATCTATCCAAGGGTTTTCCATCCAATCATCACCTGGGTCTGTAGTACATTCATATTCATGATATTTCCACTCACCGTTTTCATCTTTATAAGATATAGTCATTATATCATCAAACTTATTTGTAACCTTTCCATTAGTATCAGAGTTTCTAATACCAATAATATTTACATCATAATTGTCGTTAGTAAAGTATTTATATCCTTTTTCTAACATAGCCTTCTGAATTGACTCTCTGTAGTATTTCATTTTACTTTTTTGTTTTTTCAAGTGAACGACCTCCAAAATAAGCTCCAATCACTGTAATTAATACTAATTGCAATAAATCTGTCCATTTTGCTTCAACTACAAAGTTAATAATTCCCGCGTCTATAAAGATTAATAATACTGTTGATATTACTAAAAATATTAACACTAATGGTCTAACATTTTTACTTAACCAAGAATCAGATTTCATATCCGCTTCCCATCTTGTAGATATTTCTTTTTCTAAACTAGTTTGATACGAAGCAATTAATTCTTTTATCTTTTGTTCTGCCTCTAACTTTTCTTCTTTTGAAGTATGTAAGTTGTCTATGACTCCACCTACACCCTCTACTAAATCTTTAGCTCCACCGCTAAATATTGTTCCTAATATACTCATAATTTTATTTTTTGTTATTAATAGTTCTGTTGATTATTATTTTCTGTATTATCAGTTATTGAACTTATTGGCAAAGGTAAATTTGGTCCAGGTATGTTTCCTGACGGGTCAGCTGGGTCTGGACTTAAACCTTCACAACCACTTTGTAAACATTCTGCTTTAGTTAAATATTGTCCAGTTGAACCCTGTATTTGTATACATTGATATCCAAATTTAGGATGGTCTCCTATCATAGCACAGTCCCAACTAGTTTTTACTGATGTATTTGGAAATGAACCACTACAACATGGTCCTTTATATATTTGGTATCCTCCAGCTTGATTAAAACCAGGAAATCCTACATGATGCTGAATTTGTGATACCTGAGAAAAATACCCTCTATATACTACACACATTTTATCTACAGCTTTAACAAAACCCCAATTACACATCGCACCTCCCGTAGCGGTTGCGTCTAATACTATCTCTTGTCCATTTGTCAATTGTGTTTGCCCAACACTAGCACAAACTAAATCATAAAAAGCTTGATTTTGACCTACTGATGTAGCAGGATAACTAGCATTCATAGGATGTCCCATAATCCAAAAACTTCTAGGCCATGTAGCGTTATCTCCACATGTCCAATCTGTTTGATTCCAGGTCATATATGTTGGGGGAGACATTTGTGTATTTATCCCTGCAACCGCGCATATACACCATTGGTGATAAGGTGGTAAAGGAGCTACCATTGTTTTTGTTAATTCATGACTATCTAATTCATTTACTGCCATAACTTTTATTTTTTATATGGAAACATTTTATTTAACTTTTCTTTTCTTTTATTACACCCACAATCAGAATCTACACTTATAATTTTAACAAGTTTTTCTACACCACTTTTTGTAATTATCTTTTGTAATGTATCTCCTAATCCTTTTGATTTATTATCTTTTTCCTCCATGATATTCTACTGCGTGTCCTTCGTTAATTAATAATTCGTTCAAATTTACTAAGGTTAATTTCTCTTGTCCGTCTACCATGTCTAACTGAATCTCTCCTAAACATCTACCAAACTTACCAACTCCATGAGAGTTTAAGGTTATATTTTTACATCCTTCTAGTAACTGCTTAACCCTATCTTTAGCAGCTAATCCTTTAGCTTTTTCTTCTAAATCTTTAGTTCTAGATTCTGGAGTGTTAATACCTAAAAATCTAATTCTTTTTTTTACTTTGATGTCAAATCCTAAATCTATCTCTGCATCAATAGTGTCTCCATCTACAACCCTTAGTAGACTTATTTTATAATTATACATTATCTTATTATATAGTTAATACCTAATTTAAAATTGTACCATTCTCTATTCCAATACTTATTGTATTTTCCTTCTACAAACACACCTAGTTGTTTGTTTAGTTTTTTACCAAATATAGTTCCTCCTGAATAATCATACCATTGCCCTCCTATAAAATTATGATAAGCGTATTCGTTACCATTGTCATAATGATACGGCATTAAATTACCCCAAGAATGTAGCCAAAAATCTTTTTTATAATAATAATAGTCAAATCCCACTACTAAAGAATAATTCCAAATTCTATCTAATTCATTTCTTTTTCTTTCTGTGTAATCTGACAATACTTTTGGTATTACTATTTGTTCCCATACATCAGAAGATACAGCTACCAAATTTCCATCTGCGTTATAATACATTTGATGATATACATCTACATTATATCCTTCCTGTAACGCTAAGTAAGTGTAGTGTATATTACCATTATCTAATTTCCATTCTTCTAATGGGTCATATCCATAAGGTTCAGCTATTCTTTGTACAGCTCCTATATTAAACGATAGTTTGTTGTTATAGTTATATCTATACCTTTGAGAACCTTCAAAGTAATCTACATCAGCAAATCCATCTTTTAGATACTCTACCTTAGCGTTCCAATTATTTCCCACATATCTAATAAAATGATGTTGGTCTAAATATTCTACACCCTCTTGTCTTTTGTAATTAGCTTCAAACAAAAACTCTAATCCTTTTATTTTTCCTATTGTTGCCGCGTCACTATAATTAGATTCGGTACCATCATAAAAAGTATTAGCTTTATTTTCATATCCAAATCTAGCTATTTTTCTAACACCTAAAGTTATATTGTAATCATAAGGAGTTTGTATCGTAGTAGTTGTCAATCCATCTGTCACAGAGAAAACATCTACATCTGATATAGACGTTCCTCCATTTATAGCTCCGTAAAAAGTAGAAAATTTAAAATATTTTTTTATATCAATTTCTTGTGATATGGAAAATAGAGGTAATAAAAGTAATATTATTATTTTTTTCATCTTACAATTTTCTTTTCTACTGTTCCGTCATCATATATAAAAAACAGCATTTTATTTTTTTCTATTTTAGCTGGCCTACCCAATATATCTGTAATCATTAATAAGTTTGCTATACGTTTTGGTAAAGGTCCTACCCATGTTCCCTCACAATAATCATAAGTTAATTGACATATGTTATCCCAATCGTTTTCACAACAATATTCGTCTACATCAATTACCCAAGCGTAGCACGGGTCATTTAACCAATATGGTACACCTGGTCCTGTTATACATCCAGCGTCATAGAAACATGAGTCTTCTATATTGACATTAGCTAATTCATTATACGAGTACGCATCTTGGTCCATACATCCTTCAACCACAGATATACACGAGCCATTATCAGTATTAGCTGTTGAATCATAATTAAAGGCAGCACTATCCATACAACCGTAAATATAAGGAATACAGCTAAAGTCTTCGGTATTAGCTTGTGGGTTAAAATTAAGCATACTAGGGTCAGTACAACCGTAAATATAAGGAGTGCAACTATTATTGTCTGCATTGGCTAAAGGATTAAAGTTAAACATTGTAGAGTCCATACACCCATAAACAAAAGGCTCGCAACTTCCATTATCTATATTAGCTATAGGATTGTAATTAAACATTGTAACATCCATACACCCATAAACTATATCTACACAAGAACTATCATCAACATTTGCGCTAGGAGAATAATTAAAAGCTGTACTGTCTGTGCATCCATAAATTGGTAATACACAAGAACCGTCATCAGTGTTAGCTGTAGAATCGTAATTTAACGATACAGGATTCATACACCCCTCAATAATAGGAACACATGTAGAATCGTCTACATTTGCATTAGGATTGTAATTAAAAGCTAAAGGATTAGTACATCCATACACTATAGTTATACAAGAACCTGGTATTTCTACATTAGCTGAAGGATTATAATTTAACGATGTACTATCCATACATCCTAATACTATTAAAGTTTGACATGTGCCATCATCATAATCTGCTGTAGAATCATATTCTATATATAAAGGATTCATGCATCCAGGATTATAATAACAACTTCCATCGTCAGTATTAACAGAATCTATATAATTAACAGCTGTAGAATCTATACATCCATATGTTTTTTCTTCACACGTATTACCGCAATTTGTTATTATTTGATATGGTAATAAAGGTTGTATAAATGGTGGTTGTATACTAATTAAAGTATCTCCTTCTGGGTTTATGAATGTAAATCCACACTCTATTGTAGTTAAACTAGCTTGCGATGATATATGAAATCTAAATGTTATTGGGTCTGGAGCTGTTAGTCCTACATAATAAATATCCTCAAAACCTCCTGTATGTGTAAATTCATATAATGTATCTGGATGTATTAGTTTTAAATGTGACCCAACCCACCCATTGCCCATTAAATCGTGCAATACAAGGGTATAAACACAAGTGTCTATTAACTCCATAGTGTTAGCTGTACTATCATAATTATACATAGACGTATCAATACATCCAAATATTTTTAATGTTTGACAACTTCCATCATCTATATCTGCAAAAGGATTCCATTCTACATAGTCATCATCTGTACACCCTAATATAGGTGGGCATGAATCAGAAACAAAAACATGTGCTGAGTCATTACCGAAAGCTGGGTCTGTACCATATACTAATGTATCATTACACTGTTTAACAAAATAAGAACCATCTTGTCCTTGCCATAACCCTCCGTTTAAACCATCTCCGTATGAATCATATATAGTAAATGTTAAATCTCCTTTAGGTATTTGAACTGGGATAACTACTGTAGCGTAATCAGGCTGTGAGTTGTAGTTTCCTCCTGAAGCATAAATTATCCCATTTGTGTCTTTTATATCCCAAGATGTCTCACTTTGGTATTGGTCTAAGTTTATAATAACTTTAGCTGGAACTAATTGAACTGGTGGAGGTTGAGGCATACATTGCGGAACCACTCTATTATGTATTAATCCTGAGTTAAATGTACTTACAGGATAATTTATTATTGTATCTCCACATATACTAACATAATATTCTCCATTAGTTATACCATCACCATAACTATCAAACATAACAAAAGATATATTAGTTATACTATCTGGAATATACACGGTATCAATATTCATTATATTAGACGAATCATAGTATCCATAAGGAACATGATGTAATGTATCTCCCTGATAAACAGAATCATATAATACCCATTTAGTTTCACTAGGATACGAATCTGTTTGTATATTTATAATAACTTCTTTTTGAGCAAAAGTTATTATAGGTAATAGTAATATTAGTAATATTTTTTTCATTAGTCGTGTTGTGGT